CCAGCTAAAGGTGGCCCTGTTCTTAACATTCCCCATTGAATCAATATACAATTCTTCACTAATACTCATATTAGTAGGTGCAGGTATTGGGTCACTTGGGTTAGGTAAACTACTAGTAGATTTAGAAGAGAACGCTATATTTTCTTCAATATACCCATACTTGGCCTCGTGGTATTTAAGTGCGGACACTTCTACAATATTTGGCCCAGACTCTCTAGTCATTAATACTCTAAAGTCCTGCGCCTCTACTGTGCCAATTTCTTCCAATATCCACATATAGTTAGCTGTAGGGGTATTAGCAAAAGCTGAAGTAACTGTGACCTCTGTAATGCTTTCAGTAGTACCAATAGTAACTACGTCTTTTGTCTCTACCCATACGTAAGGTTTCCACTCATTATCTACGTGGGCGTTTAAACAGGTCTCTTGCGTTGTTTCGGCTTGCTTAACTCCAGACTGTACACACGCTTCTTCAGTATTAATTAAAGATAGTTTGTATGTTTTACCCGCGGTTACTGAAGTAGCTGCATCTAATTTAATAGTAGTAGTTGTACTACCTGAGGCTATTCTGCCCCCGTAACGTACTCCTGCTTTGTGCGAGTCCGCTATTTTAATAATATCTCCAGGTCTAATTGCAGCACCTTCCATACCCGTGGAGAAAGTCACTGTTTCAGTTTCATACCTTTCCGTATACAGAATCCACTTTCCTACTCTACGTGCCTGCCCTTGAGATGTACAGCCTACGGCGACAACATCAGTAGAGAATATCTGGTTATTATTATTCTGGATACCCGTAGCATCTTCAACGTACTCAACGTTCTGCCTATAGAAATCTTCTGGGTTATTCCAAGTAACGTGTGCTACATTGTGTCGCTGTTTTCTAGAAGTCCCTTCATATGTAAACTTACCGTCTATAACGTTAGAATTGGCGAAGTTCATTACCGGGTCCTTAGGTGCATCTTGTACCGCACTTACTTGCCCTTTCTGCCAGTATAGCATCCCCATAAAGACCGATGATATATCATTTAGTACTTTAAAAGCCTCTTCTCTACCTTGTAGATACATATTACAGGCAAATCGAGCTTCTTTGTTCCCCCACCCGTCTTCTACGCCTGCGAAATTACCACTAGAATCCACTGCGTCACAGTATTTGGCTATCTCATATAGCGACCATTTATCCATCTGGTTAGCGGAGAGCCACTTGCCTAGCCCATACCTTTCATCAGTACATAAATCGTATAAAATCCAAGCTGGGTTACAGGTCCATTCTGTATCAAATGTACCATCCCATGATCCTGAATATAAAGTATCTCCTACAGCTGTACCATTCCAAGTTCCCCCAGCCTGTGTACACCTATCTTTACGACGATACCCCGATAAGGAGCAGTACCCCGGGTCGTAAGGGGTATAATTACTAGGAACTTTTATTTTTACCCCTTTTATCTCATAACCTCTATTAGGGATACTAGTAAACTGCCTAGCATCTATCTGTAAGGCCATAAGAGCGCTATTAGGGTACCTAAGCTTATTATCTATGATCTTGGTGTACGACCCGAAATATAAGTCGTTTTGTACTTTTGTAGAAGTTGCATCGGCAGTAACTCTCTCTACTTTAATAGATATAGTTGTAAACCCCGAAGTCTTCCAAGCTGTAGGTATATCTAATCTATAGGCTCTTTCGTACTTGGTAGAGCATTTTCCAGAGAACTTATCACTTTTAAGTTCCACCCACGAGCCATTGTTATCCTTCTCTAAATATATTTTGAAGGATACTTCTGAACCATGTAAGTCCCCCTTGTCATTATCCGCGTCTATTAGTGCGGGAGTATACAGTACTACTCTTACCGCATCCACAACAGTAGACGAAAATGTGCGAATAATCGCCCCCGGAGCATCCTTAGTAACTAAAATTCCTACGTTGGCGGCTTCCTCTGCACCACTAAACCCTGCTATATACGACTGAGAATTGGTGCCTAGTCTAGTTGCGTAGGTTACATCATCAAAATTGTAATTACCAGCCGAGTCCTTCAAAGGAGTCTCGTTTAAGTATATAGATTGCTCGGAGTTAATCAAACCTATAATCTCTCCTTCGGATATAACGTCTATCACCCTAGCTTTAGAATCAGAGAATAGGGAATCGTCGTCCTCTTTAGGGGCTCCGCCCCCCCCTTTTCCTCCTCCTCCAGCTCCTTGAATAGCTCCAGCACCTAAACCTGCATTATGAACCCTTATACCGTTAGCTATAAAAGTATGTTGGTTTTCTACAGTAAGGTTGAATACCTCTGCTGCGCCCATAGGATCGATATTAAGTAAAGGCCTTAGATGATTATTTTCGTCTATTAGGCAGTCATCTGCACCTAAGGACCCTATTGCTACAAAAGTATTGAATTGGTTAAGTACCCAGTGGTTAGGGGTAGCTTCTATGTATCTACCGCCCCAAAAATGGTATCGGTTAACTTTATTATCTTGGTGTATATGTACCTTAAGTACCTTAGCCTCGTGTAGGGTTGATCTATCATCAAAACTTACTACAGTATCTCCTACCTTAAGTTCGTTAATAGGGGTTTCTCCATCTGGAGTACTTATTAAAGTACTACCAGTAAAGCAGCCTCCGCCTGAACCTCTTATCCATCCTGAATCACTCATGGTGTATAATCCTCCGGTGTAACTCCTGAGCTAATAACCGCTCCGCCTACCATGAGCTGCCCGTAACACACGGGAATAGCATACCCCTGCTTAGCAGTATTAGTAGCCCCATCAAACCCATAATTTGTAGGCTTATCAGCGCTATCAGGGGTATTAGGAACTGGAGCTATCATTGCTGCAATCCCCCCTAATATCATAGCCCCAGCTAACTGAGCTCCCAAAGTACCTAAGGTGCCTGCCTGTTGTACTCCTACGCTTATGCCGTCTACTATACCCATGGCTTCTCCTCCTCCCATTGCTAGATACTGTTGGCCATAGATCCAAAATCCAGTAAGTATTGCGGCGCCGATTAGCACCATGGTTAGTCCTTTGTTTTTTGCCCCTAACACCACTGGTATTATTTTTAACTCCTGCCTACCTAGAGGATTGACTAATTCGGGGTAGTCTTTTAGATAGCTCTTACCTACCATTACTTTATAGCCTACCCCTCTCTGTTCAGAGCCTCCAACAAACTGCCTAAACCCTGCATTATTAGCGGCCAGAGCTTGGAATGCTTCCCCAGGGGAGTTAATATCTAGCTCCCAGTCTTTTCCATATTTATCGGCTAGTTCGCCATATAACTTTACTTTTCTTAACATAGTGATTTGTGCCTTAAATGATGCGTGGTATGTTTTCTCCAATAGCCTCCATAAAGTTCCCTATTAGATAATCTTCCGTGTACATGATGTAGAATTCTATCGTCTCCGACGAAAACTGCCGCATGGTTTGGTACAGGTGAAACTAATTTTATTAAAAATATATCATATTTTCGTATATCAGATTCATCCTTTATCTGTACAAAACCCTGCTCTTTATAGTTTTCTAAGTATCGGTTCTCCCCTTTATCCCACCAGCCGTCTTGGCCACTGTGGCATACAAAATCGATATTTAGGTCTTTTTTGTAATAATCTCTAAGTAATGTACAACAATCTAAAATTCCGTAACTAAAAGGTCTACCTAAAATGGGCGCTTCATACCCTAAAGGCTCCCAGCTGTGCAGCCTATTACCTGGCCAGCTTAGGATATGCCAAGGCTTGTTTGATGCCTCACAAGCAACCTTATCCGCTTCCGAGGGCTCACACCCTTCATTGGGGTGTGAATGACATATACCTATAATCTTTCCGGTATCTTCAGCATCTGCGTAGCTTACTGGGTCAATTATGAAGTACTCTTCTGGGCTCTCTGCTATGTTGTCAGCAGGAAAGTACTTTTCTTTTTTGCCTATTCCGATAATAAACCCGCAAGCTTCCTTGGGAAACTCCCCCTCTGTGTGTTTTCTAAATTCTTCTAAAGTTTTCTCATTCATCTGGCGCTACCCATCTTCATAGAGGCCCCGGGGAACCCTCCAAAAGGGCTCTCAACTGATTCTGGGAATCGTAGCT